ATGTGGGACTTCTTGGGGTGAGAAGGAGTACGACGCGGCTTGTTACAAGCCATTTTCTTCTTGTCTACTGGTTTAGCCACAGAACACCGTCGCGTTAGTAATGTTAGTCAGAGTCATTATTGTAAAATCACTCTTACTGTTGCTTCGCTGTGTAAGTATTCCCTGATCTGGGATTGTTACACTGTCAGAAAAAGACGCTGCCGAAGTCGGTGTGTCTATCTGAAGCAGCAAAGCCCCACTAGTGCTATTCACATTGAACTTGATAGACCCAGCAGATGCAGTACCTACATAGTAGAGACTCTTGATTCTCGTGCGTCCGAAAGCCAGAGAACCCGTAGTTCCTATGCTTACAGCGCCAGCAGAGGCTGCATCTATCGAAATACTGTCTATATAAGTATAAAAGTTTGTAGAAGAGCTAGTGCTGGCACTCGCGCCAGACACGGCTTCTGTGGTGTAAGCACCGGTCAGGTCACCTACCTTAATACCTGTAATGGTAAAGGTACGCCCTGCGTCTGCGCCTGCACACGTAAACAATATCTTATAGCCAGTACCGTGCGGACTAACGTCATTAGTGAGTAGCGTTATGTCTCCGGCACCACCAATCGCACCTGATGCTTTAAGCAATGTGGCGCTGGTAGTCGGAGTAATGGCGAAAATATCACCTTGGGACATGATCTACTCCTTACTTTTTGGTAGCAGCTTTCTTCTTAGCTGGTGCTTTCTTGGCCGCTTCTTTCTTGATGGGCGTGCCATCAGGATTTAAACCACGGGCTTTCAGCTCTTCAGCCGAAGGAGGTGTGAAACGATCGCTCATAACTCACCCCCTATTAAGAAATAGTTGCGCCAGTGTCAGAACGCTTCCAGTTAGTACCATCAGAAAAAGCTAGGATGGGGCTACCGGCAGCACCATTTGATACGTAGATCAGGGTGCCAGCACCTGCGGCAGAAGCGGAAGGAGCGGTCAATACTGTATATGTAGGAACCCTGATGTCACCAACAAAACCATTGGTAGAGGTGACCGGGCCGGAAAAAGTGGTCGAAGCCATTTATGAATCCTCACATGCGAGTTTTAGTGCGCTGTCTGCATGTCGTCAGTCGGGCCTGTCAGCACACTTGTTTGTTCCCGAAAACTTATTCTCACATGTATGAGAAATAAGTCAATAAAGAAAAGGGGGCCATTGGCCCCCCTCTCAGTCCACCTCTTAGCTTGCGCCGGGTGATCCGAAGATGCCCAGTGGGTCAGATACGCCGAAGCTGTATCGCTCACGAGCCTTATATCGGCTGTTGCCTGTGTCAAAGTCTGCATCCATGCTGGTCTGCATAGGAGTACGGACAAAGTGCTTCAGGCCGTTTGGAACGTCAGTCATCAAGAACCAAGCGTTGGTATCAGTCAGATAATGGTTAACAGTGTAACCCTCTGGGATTGATCCCATGCTACGCATGGCGTTGATGTCGTTATCAGCAGTAGCTGTACGCAGCTCGGTTTCGAGCAGGCGAGTCGCCACAAACTGAAGGTCTGGTGGGACAACCAGCTTACGGGGCTTGGCTGCGATCAACAGACCACGCTCATCAGTCCAACCAGCAATCTGAATAATCGCGGCTTCCAAAGAAGTCTCGTTCAGATCAGCACCAGTTGAAGGCTCGTTAGAGTTGGTACCACCAGACACCAGAGGGTGTGCAGTAGAACACAGCTCTACACCGTCGCCGTAAGTAACAGCCGGATCGAACGCATTGTTCAGGATCGCAGCAGCCTTAACCTGCTTGGTGTAAGCCATAGCGCGGGCAAGTGCCTTGGTATAACGAGAAGACAGAGAATCGTACAGGTTGTCCTCAATAGCCTCTTCGGTTACTGAGAAGCCCATAGAAATTGTCTCGTGGTTATATCGAGCAGTCCACGCTTCTTGGGCGTTGTCGTATGCAATGGCTGACCCTTCGTTCTTGACGGGGGCGGCACCAAAGCCAGACAACTTGGTTTCTTCTTCAAAAGAACGGTCTGAGCTTTCAGTCTCGAAAATCTCAGCATGCTCTTCACCATATTTCTCATACTCCATGCCAAATAGGGCATTTAGACCCGGTAGGAGTTCTTTGAGTAGTTGCGCTCTTGAAATAGCCATGTCTCAATACTCTCCTTAAATACCGGTCTTATTGGTGTATGAATGCGCGTCAGGATTGAACTTGACGATCAAATCCGTATACGCATCACCAACAGTGGAATCTGGCCCGTCAACAAAATCAACGATCCTGAAAGCCCAACCAGAAGTGGTGTTAGTAGTAGCATCCAATGCACTAGTAGAATTACCAGTAGTGGTGCTTCCTGTACTAGTCGATTGGACTGCATCCAAGTGAGTATTCTGACCTAAATCAGCTTGAGTCACAGAACCAGCGGCCTGTGCTTGGAACAAGCAATCGGGGTCATCGACAATGTAAGCTACAGCGTCAGACGCTACTGTGCCAGAAGGCCAGTATTGCTTGAACAGCTTTTGGCTAGTGCCGGGGTCAGTATAGGAACAGCCGACGAAAACGCCGATTGTACCTGCTGGGAATGGAGTTGAATTGTCTCCATTCGTAGTCACTATCTCGATTGTGCCACCAGCAACAATAGCTACGATTGAGCCATTGAAGATATTGGTGCCATAACCAGAAGCGATCTTAATCTGACGGGTGGAACCAGCGTAAGGCTGTCCTCCAATCAGATTCAACGGCTTTAGGCCGTATGGGGCAGCAGAAGATGCCATGATAGACTCCTAATTATCCTTTACCGAAAGTAACCGTCGATCTCCTATCATTAAATATAGGCATACGCGGATCACTTTCACGCATTAAGTTTTGGTCTACAGACTGCATCTGAGCAGCGGTTTGCTGCTTATAATAATCGTTGCGTTCTGCGACCATCTCTTCTGGGGCTTTGCAGAGCATGAGTCCACCTATCACGATATTGTCCTTAAACCTGTCGTCGACAATGGCGTCAGTAAATATCTCAGGGTGAGCGTCAGCCCTTACAGGCTCCCAGCCTTCACGCAGTTTTGAAGAAACATTAGTGGCATCAGACACACCGCGTGTAGCTGTGCGAATCCAACGATAGACATAACCGTCTTCTGGCGTAGGATTAGGCAATACTTCTGGCCTAGTCCATGCCTTCTTACGGGTAGTTTTTTCCCTAGTTTCGCTTTCTCTAGGCATACGTAGTTTGTTATCAGCCATGCTATTGTTTCCTCGCTAAGTTAGCCGCCTGTTTGGCGTAGTCTTCCAGTGAGACTCCAAGTTTTTTTGCGATAGATATCTGTGATTGCGTTAGTTTCACCTTTCTAGGCGACGTGCTCCGCGTAGCGGGGGCAACCACATTACTAGGTTTAGGCTTGGAAACCTCTTTAGGTTCATCATCTATCCCGTCATCAAATTGAGCGGGGAATACTTCTCGCATACGAGCATCGATACGGTCATAGTATTCGTCAGACTGAGGGTCTATACCCTCGTTAACTAACTTTGTATGTAACCCAAAAGCGAACGAAGTCATCTCTGGGTCACCCTCTGGCCCGTTTCCGAACCATGTATTCTTGTCAGCCCATGCGACAGCTTTTTCATCTCGTGGTGGAGGTTCAGGCTGTGAAGCTGCAAGTTCTTGTGATTGAACAGTATTTTGTTCAGGTTGTAAAGCTGTATCTGCTCTAGCAGGAGTAGCTGCTTTAGGTCTCAGACTATTTATCTTTTCAGACCTTATCTGAGCAGTATTCAAAGCCTGTTGTGCTTCTAGTATCTTGTCTGCTTCACCAGTTTCATACGCTTGTCTGTATTGTTGCTGGGCTACAGCTAGCTCAGACGCTACCTGTCTCTTTGCAGATTCAATCAAAGCATTGTGGCTTTGGTCTGTTTGGCTTTTAAGTTGTTGATTTTCCTCAACTAACTGTCTAGCGTACTGCTCTAAAGCCTCACGTTCACGCCAAGCTTCTTCTTTTGCTCTGCGTTCATCGTGGTAGCTTTTGCTAAAATGCTGTAGTCGCTTTCTAATATTCTTTTTATGGACTTGCTGAAGCTCTTCTTCAGTAACTTCTTCAGGCGGCTCCAGTGGTTCTCTGTCACGATCTTCAGGCGGCACGTCATTTTCGACTTCAATCTCAACGTCACCAACTTGTATCGTTTCTTCTTTTTGTGAAGGTTTTTTAATAGTTTCACGCCCTACAGCCCCTTCTACCTCTAGCTCCGGGGTTTCAGACTCTTGTTCTGGTATCTCCACTTCCTGTAGAGCAGCTTGCTTCTCAGGATCAGGAAACTCATATTCTACTTGTTGCATCGGCATAATTTAGTCCTCAAGCGCGAGTTAATTTACTCGGGTCGTCTATAACAGCCTCGATTGAATCGTCGTTCATCAAACGATATTCAGCCTTACCAACCTTAAATCTCGTGCCTGTATTGGCACGGAACATCACATAATCACCCTGTTTGCACCACGGGCCTTCAGGAAACCGCTCTTTATCTTTATAGGCTTGCTCGCCCATATCGACCACCAGCCCCACCATAGACAGGATGTACTCCTCTCGCATGGTTTCAGCGGCTTTTGCGATGCCTCCCTCAAATGTGTCTTCTATAGTAGGTAAAGCAATAAGAACGCGGTAACCAACTGGTTTAGGGATTTGCTCTTCCAGTACAACTTCCGCTTTTTCCTTATCTTCTATCTTTCTGCGCCGCTTTTGTTCAAGCGGGGTAAGCTCAAGTGCTTCAGTCATCTATGTCTTCCGTAAAGTTTCGGGCAAGGTCTTGTACTTCATTGCGTGCAGCGGCTAGACCTCTGATTACCCCACACGATTCCCTGTACTGGGGGAAGTCTTTAGCCCCTCCCCCTGCAAGAAATTCCTCTTGCTGCGATTGCAAATCGGCAAGTTTCTTATCGATAACGTCGAAGACGGTTGGTGCCATATATTATTGTCCTCTCGGAGGCATTTGTTGGGCTTTGGCGAGGTCGAGTATGGCTTTAGCCTCATCCAAGTCCTGTCTTGCATTGGCTTGGTCTGTCTGAGCAGCAATTCGTGCGGCCTCAATAGCGGCGGTGTTGTCTGCTTTTTCCTTCTCAAGCTGTAGTTTGGCAGCGTCAAGTGCTGTATCTGCTTGATCTTTCTGTGCTTTTCGCTGTTGTTCAGCAGCTTTAAGCTGCAATTCTGCCTGTTTCTGCTGGAACGCAGGGTCTTGCATCTGCTGTTGGGCTTGTTGTTGAGCCGCAACTGCTTGTTTTTGCTTGGAAAGTTCTATAGCTGCTTCACTCATCAGCCTAGACAGGTTTTCCTCGATAAGCTCTGGCATCTCCTCACCGGGTTGTGGCAACGGTGCACCAAGCCTTTCTTCGATCTGTCTTCTGTAGCTAAACGCTACGTGCTCTGCTACATGCGCCTTCAACGCAGCGACCACCTGCTGTGCAGCGGGATTCTGTCCGATAAACGCCGCAATCTGTGGGTCTTGCAGGAATGCCTCGTGTGTAGCGATATGCGCGTCATGGTCTTGATATATAAAGGCTTTTACTGGTTTACCCACAAGAACTGCCATATTCTCGCTGACCGGATCAGAAGGCTTAATATCATCTTTAGTAGGTACAAGCTTATCTGCGTTCTTAATCCCCAGAACCTCAATCATCTGACGGTGTAACTGGGGCAAGTCATATATCTGTGGGGTAGCCTGTGCCATCTGCAACACGGTCTGATACTGCACAACTCTTTGTGCCATCGTGCTGCTGTTGGGGTCGCTGACAGGAATTACTTCCACCATGTCGTAGTCCATGCGGCGGGCACGGGGTTCGGCACGGTCAGGCGTGTACATGTACTCATCTGGCGCATACTCAGCGATGATGGCCCGCAGCAGCTTGAACTCCTGCTTCATGGCGTAATGGACACGGGCTTGCACCGCAGCCATAGGCTTGAGAGTGCGCTCCAGTAGAGCGAGTGTGGTACCGACAGGCGCGTTGGCGCTCATGTCAGAGATGTTCATGTCACTGATCGCCCCCAAACGTCGGCCTTCTTCAGTGATCTGCTTCAATAATGCAAGAAGTGTCTGACTCGGCTCCTTGTAAGGGAGCGTCATTATGTTCTCTTTGATACTACCGGAGGGCACGTCCACATCACGGAATTCGCCGGGGCCGATGGGGGTATCGTCTCCTTTAACCCGTAAACCACGGGACTTCAAGCCCCCCGGTAGGTTTGAAAGAGTACCAGCGTCAACTAATTGACGGATAATCGAAGTTCCCGCTCTGGCATATCCACCAATAATGTGGATCAAGCCGAGGCCATAGAAGCCAAATCCCGGCACATAAGAGTAATGAACAAAATGTTGACGCTTGAGCGTCAGAGGATCGTCAGGATTCCAGTTGCGACGGATAGCTAATACAGTCCCTGTGCCTTGCTCAATAGTCACAACATAGGGCTTTGCTATCTGTAAGCCATCATCTTCTTGGTCAACTTCGTCAATAATGAGGTCTGCGTGGACTTCTAAGACCGTATAACGGTCGTCAGCGTTGAGGGTGTACCCCCCTTCCTCTGCTTTTTTCTCCTCTATATCGGTGTGATAGGAGACAGGATCGCCTAGTTCTTCTTCTCGGTAGAAGCCAGCCGCCTGTAATTTGATGAGTTCGTTCTTTGTTTTACGCATTACGTGGGTAACGCGCTCGGCTGTCTCTATGTTAGACGCGCCGTATGGGACGATCATGTCCTCGGCGGGGATATAGATAGCAACCTGTCTGCCAAGATTGGGGTCGAAATAAACCTTTTTAAACGCAGACCCTGCAAGACCAAGAGAGTAGAGTAACCGTTCATGTTCGGGACGATACTCAACCATGACATCCGTTAACTCATAGTTCATATCTGTCCGAACTCGAAGGGCAGCGTCTTCTTTGTCTTTGGTTACCTCTCCAAGTATCTTGGTCTTGACAGGGCCGGCAGCGGGAAAAGTTTCACTCATCGCTTCGGCTTGGAAGCGGATAGCGGCTTCAGCTAGGACGTTGGAGTACACACCACAGGCGTCTTCCCACGGCTCAACCCGCTCTTCGTATTTGAAGCCGAGCACATCCAACCCCTTTACAAACGAGTCTGCCCATTCTTTTCTGCTGGATGTGTCGGCCTCAACATGACCTATAAGCTCTGACGACAGTTCTGTCAAGGTACCATCGTCCAAATATTCTGCGAGGTTCGCATCGAACGGCGCACCCATTGTCTCTTCCATACCCTCTTCGGGTACCAGAGTAATCTCAACACTGCCGTCGTCCAGCGTCACCATGTCAGGGTTTACAATGTCAATCTCCATCTGTGCGCTTTCTTCTTCAACCTCCATACCTTCTGGGGTTGTATATAAACTTCTTTCTATAGCCATGTTATCGGCCTCTTATAAAATCTATGATTTTGTCTACGGTTGATGTTGATGGGGGTTCTTCTGGGGGAAGAGACCGAATAGGCATTCTTATGCCGTACTTTTCTTCTTTTTCTGGGGTCATCCACTGCCTGAATTCATTCAATACGTCGCGGTAGTTGTTTTGATACATTCTTCTCAATGCGGGCGTTGTAAAAAGCTCTTCGTCAATAGACTCAACGCTTTCAATATAGTCATGCTCTTTCCTTGATGTAAGTGGCTTCCCTGAATTGCGTCCTGTTTCTTCCAGAAAATCCAAAAACGCAGGGCTATCAAAAAACTTATGTGTTAGTTCGTGAGTTATAGTTTCAGGAAGGGTATGTCTACTCCCGCTTAACTCTTTAAGTCCTTCAGGTCTACGATAAGCACGTTCCTCAGAGCTGCTACCTAACGGTTGAAATACAGATATTCCTCTCGATCCAGTGGCTGGATCGTAGTCTGGGGCGCTGCTTATATACCTAGCTAAAGGATTATCTGCGACTGCATTAGGTATATTTCCTAGTTTTTGTTGTTCTCTAATAAATTCTGGAGTCAGTCCTACGCCTCTAGCAGATTTAGCATAAAGACCAAGTATATTAGGAAGCCCTGCATCATACGTATAACCACGTATCTGTGCCCGATCACTCGCGTCTTTACCGTAGGCTATGGCACTGGGTAGGCCGAACTCACCACCAAACCTAAGTTCTTCAGGTAGTTGACGCTGGACTTCCGCCATCATCTCTTGGTCACCGAAGTCCATAGACGCCTCAAACGCCTCCAGCTCTTCTGGACTAAGCGTAAACAACCAATCCCGCGTGGCTTTCGGGAGGTCGGCGTACTTATCCTGCCGCCTCTGCAACTCGGCAAATATGTTTTGTTCAGCCATCAGTAGTACCCGCCTCTACGCTGCTTGAAGTATTGCACCTCGTCTTCCTCGTCCAAGGGCAACCTTATAAACCCGCCTTTTCTGTATCTCATCAGTGCCAGTGACACAGAGTCCACGTAGTCGTCATGCTCCCCTGCGGGGAATGCCGCGACCTCATCAATCACAGCTTCTGCCCAACTTGTGTTGGGTGCCCACACCATACCGGAGGCAAATAAGTCAGAAACCGCGTTCAATCGCGTAATCTTGTCATTACCTTTGGTCGGAGTAAACTCCTGCACCGGTATACCCATCGCCCGCATCTCGTATATCAGCGGTGCCCCCGATGCCTTTTTCTCTACAATCAGCGTATCGGGCTGCCATTCCTCGTACTCTTCCACCGCCACGCGTTTCAACGTGGGGAACTCCATCCTGTCCCTGAACGCGTTGAGTAATATGATATTTGCCTGCTCAACCCCGTTTTCATCGGGCGCGTAGAACACACCCCACGTTGTACAGGCCGAATAGTCCGACCTATTTGTCTTTTCAAACGCCGTATCCCATGCCATCAGCAGGAAGTCACACGGCGGAGGGTTCTCTTCCTCCCAAGTCCGCCACCATTCAC